GGTAAAGAGGATGATATTGGAGTCTTTCAATTAGGTAAAAACTATGATTTCCAATTCTCTATGGATACTAAGGCTGAGTTAAAACGTGATATTGCGGCGGCTTTCCTTATGAATGAGTCAGCAACCAGAGAGGCAGAACGTGTAACAGCCGCAGAGATTCAATTTCTAGCACAAGAGTTAGAAACAACTTCACTAGCTGGTACTTATTCTAAATTATCAGAAAGCTTAGTAAAATGGAATATTCATCAAGTTATGAATGAGATGGGATTGACTTTTAAAGAATTAGGAGTTAAGATTGTAGTTGGATTAGATGCGTTAGGTCGTTCTAACGAAGCTAGAGGATTAGATGCTTTCGTTCAAACAATCGTAGGTGTAGGTGCTGGCAACAGACTTAACTCAGATGAATTAACAAATAGATATGCAAGTTTCTATGGAATTGATACAACTGGATTACTTAAAACTAATACACAGATTGCTAAAGAACAACAAGCACAGCAAGCACAGCAACAAGAAGCTATGTTAGGTGAAGAGGGTGCTAAGTCGGCTGGGCAAGAAGCTGGTAAAGCAGTAGTGGCTAATGCTCAACAACAATAATAAAGGATAAATTATGGCAACAGAAAAGAAAACAGAAACTAAAAAACCAGAAAAGAAAGCTTTAAAAAAAGGTGAGTACATGATGGGTAGATGTAAAGTAGTTAAGGCAGTTAAATAATGTCTGAGCGAGATGAACTAAAGGCTGAGGCTCAATCAAAAGGTATTGAGTTTCCAAATAATATCCCTATGGATAAATTAAGAGAATTGGTAAACGGAGAAAGTAAAATGAGTGAAAAGACAGAAGTGCAAGCAGTAGGTACATTAAGAACATTCTCAACGACTGAGTATGCAGAGTATTCAAAAGCTAATGGAAGAACTATGGGTAGAAAAGATGGTGAGAAAACAAAATTATCATCTCAAGAACTTAGAGTTTTAATCAATTCTAAATGGAGTCCTAGAGAGATTATGGACAAGCATGGTATTGATGAGAATGAACTTCAAAGCGTTATTAATGTTTTATCAATGGAAGAATTGCGTGGGAAAAATCCTATTACGTTTAATGAACATGGATTCCAAAAGGTTAGATAATGGCTGAAACTATTGAGAATACTGGCGAACCAGAGGTTGTAGAGAATGTTGAAGAAGTTGAACCAGCTTCTTTTGATACTAGCAAGTGGGAAGTAACTGAGGATTTCAGAGAAAAACACTTCAAGAATGATAAGTTACTAGATAGATTTGATTCTATTGAGGACTTAGTATCTGAACATAATAAACTTAGAGCAAAACACGCTAACTTTGTAAGAGAAGTTAAGGATGGTGAAAAAGCATCTAAAGAAGAAGTTGAGCAAGTACAGACTGATAGAGAGATTCAGAATAAGAAAGATGAAATTATGAATTCTCTAGCCTCTGAACTTATCTCTAATGGTATGGATATTAACGACGATATCAAAGCTAAACTAGCCGAGAATGATATTAGTCAAGAGCAATTAGAACTCAACGCATACAAGAGCAGAGATATGATTAATCGTGTCTATGAGTCTGTAGGTGGTAAAGAGGAATATGAAGCTATGGCTAGTTGGGCTAAAGAAGTATTACCAGAAGATGTTAGAGAAGATTTTGATAAGAATTTAACTGGTAAGTCTGCTCAGATATATATTCAAGGGCTTCACGCTCAATATAAAGAACAATCTGAGAATCCACAAGCACCACAAGAAAATACTACTGAGCGTATTGTTGGTTCTAATGCTAGTGTTGGCATTAAGCCATATTCTTCTATGGATGAAGTGATTACTGGAAAGAATACTAACCCAGAAATGCACCAAAAACGTATGGCAATGACACCAGATAAAGTTATTTTCAATAGATAGCTTGACAATTACAAATATAATCTGCTAAAATATCTGTTAAGTTCGTTGAGGTAAATCTCAACTTGCCTTAGCCATTACTACTACTAAGATATTTTCCTCACTTTTGAGCAATGTATCCTTTAAAAAAGTTTTGCATGATGTTGAGTTTCCCAAAAGAACAAAACTAAAACAAAATAATCAAAGGATACAAAATGGCTTACCCAGGTTCAACTACCCCAAATGTCGGTTCAGATTCAGCCGCAACACTTTCAAGAGATATTCATGTCGGAGTCGTAGAGGCTTTCAAACGTAAAACAGTTTTTGCAGATAAGATTGATACACGTTCTTTAACTGGTGGTACTGGTGCTCAGTTTACTATCGAGGGTAAAGAGGACACAACTGATACTGGTGTTGTAGCATATACAGCTGGTACACAAGTTGATGTAACAGATGGTACTCAAGATGAGATTGTCATTAATCTTGACCGCCCACAATATCAAGCTCGTCGTATTGACCGCTTTGAAGAAGCTACTGCTAACTATGATGTTGTAGCAAAAGATGTTCGTCAAGTTGGTGCTAAACTAGCTAATGTTGTTGACCGAAAAGTTGCGGCGGCTATTGAAGCTTCAAGTTTAGCTACTGGTCTTGTTGGTAATGGTAATGGTACTGTTATTGTTAACACTGCATTGCCTGGTGGGTTAGCGGCTGGAACTACAGCAGAAGCACATGGTAAGGCGATTATCGAGTCTGTTTATGCGGCTAAAGCGGCTATGGAAAACAATGATGTTGATACATCTGGCGAAGTATATGTTGCTTTAAATCCAACTAACTTTTCTTACTTACCACAATCACTTTTAATCATTGACAAGGATATTACTTCTGGTAATGGCGGTCTTGATACTGGTGCTGTTGCTATGGTAGGTGGTGTTAAGGTTGTTATGTCTAACAATGTTCCTGCAACTGCTGGTCTTATTGGTCTTGCTTGGACTATGGAAGCGGCCGGTATGGTTAAACTTTGGGATATTGAAACGAAGATTAAAGAACAACAAGAATTTTTAGATGCTAAGTTACTTACTGCTTACTTCTCTAATGGTGTTGCGGCTTTACGTCCTCAATGTGCTGTGTCTATTAAGAACGTATAATGTTCTTTGAGGTTCATGCGGCTACATTTAAAGGTGTAGCTGTAAATACTCCTACTGGAGATAGAGGTTTAGTTCAAGCTATAGATGCTGGTGCTGTTACCTTTCATTATGCTACTGGTGATAAATCTATCACTATGGCGGCTAAGGAAACAATCTCTGTATCTGGTGCTTGTACTGGAATAACATCTACAGCACTACAAAATGTGCTTATTTCATAACTATTAAAGTGACCCTTTCGAGGGTTATTATTAAAAGGAATAAATATGGCTACATTACCATTTGAAAACGACTCACTAAAATTCTCTTTACAAGCAATTAACATCTTACTTCAATCAATTAATGAATCTCCTATTACTGATGATACTGAGATTGTTGATTTACTTGAAGCTCAGATAGCCGCTTCTGTACTTGAAGAAACTAAAAAGAAAGTGCTGTCCTCTGGCTGGGATATTAACTCTGATGTTGATTGGGCTTTTCAACCAGATATTGATGGTAATATCGCAATACAAGCAAACATACTTGATATTTCAGATGCACAAGGTAGATACTATATGCGTGACTGGAAGTTATATGATAAAAAAGAACAATCATTTAATTTTACAGATGTAGTAAAGTGTGATGTAATTTGGGATTTAGATTTCAATGCACTTACACACCCTATTAGATATTACATTACATTAAGAGCAAGTAGAACATTCCAATATAGAATGATTGGTGATGAGAAACAATATCAATTTTCTGTAGCTGATGTTGATGATGCTTACTTGGATGCTAGAAGAAGCCAACATTTTACTGGCAAGCACTCTCTCAAAAATGGTAGTTATGGTATCAACTTTAGGAGAACAAACTAATGGCTTTAATTCATAACTCATTAGGTAATCTATTCGGTGGAGTATCACAACAACCAGCCGTAGATAGACGCTCTCATCAAGTAGAAGAAATGATTAACTGTGTGCCTACTGTTGATAGTGGATTATTAAAACGCAATCCAATGGTAGATGTAAATGCAGATGCTTTAAGCTTGACAAGCGAAACGTATAGTTATGAATATGATAGAGGATATGCGGCAGTAGGTTCAAAAGAAAGATACTCTCTACAAGTAAACAAAGATGAAGCTAAAGTTGTAAATCTATCTACTGGAAAAGTTTACACTAAAGGTAGTGGATTAACTTACGAATCAGATTCAGCAGAGGAATATCTTACTAATTTTTCTGGAATAAATGGATATGCTGGAACAACAATTAAAGATACAACTTTTATTGCAAACAAAACTATAACTCCTAAAATTATACCAATTAAGGATGACCCAGAGGGATTAGTTACTGAAAATAGAGATTACGTAACATTAGAATTCAAGACGATAGCAAATGGAAAAGAACCAGCCACAGTGTTCAAGCCAGACGAGGGTGGTCATAGAGCCTATAAAGCACACACTAGCATCACGATAAAAGGCATCACGATAAATCATGGTGGAGACAAATTTACTCATTATACAGATTATGTATATGGTGCTCCGATGGATGGGTATTTAAATACACTTGTAGATAAAATTCAAAATGCACTAGGCACTCAATATAAAGTTACGAGAAGAAATGCTGATGGTCAATATTTATCTCTATTGCCAATAAGAATTGATAGCTTAGACCCATTAGTTTCATTAAATGCAACAGATGTTACAGTATTAATCTCTGATGTTGCAAACCCGAACCCATCAGTCTATGGCAAAATTGTTTCAGCCTCAAATGCAACGCACTACTCTCAGACAAGAGCATGGTCTATTATAGTAAACCTTAGAGAGTTAGAATTATCCTATAAAGAATTTGGATATATATGGATAAGGAGAAGTAACCCAGTAACACCATATTACACATATAGAACAAGAATAACAATAAAGAATAAAACCACAGAAGCAGAAACTGTGCTAAGTGAGGTATCTGTTGCTAATGCCACCACTGAGGGTGCGGCTGGTGCTTTAGCTACTGCTATTACTGCATTGGTTGGAGTTGCGGCTGAATCTTGGGGTAGCATTGTTAAAATATCTGCTGATTCTGGATATGAAGTCTTAGATGTAGATTGTTCTGATACTGATGGTGGACTAGCTATGTCTGGATGGAGTCATACTATAAGTAGTATTGATGATTTACCTAATAACTTTCCATACAAGCACACTATTGTAAAAGTAACTGGTTTTGATACAGATGAGAATAATGATTATTGGGTTAAGAAGATTGAAGATTTATGGACTGAGCATTATGACCCAGAGATAGATAGATATATTGATGCTTCAACAATGCCTCATATTCTTGTTAGAAATGAAGATGATACTTTTACTTTCAAGCAATATGATAAATGGAATGAAAGATTGATTGGTGATAATGAAACGAATGGCATACCTAGCTTTATCGGTACAGAAGAAAACCCAGAAGTTAAAATTAAAGATATATTCTTCTTTAAAAACAGACTAGGATTTATTACTGATAAAAGTTTAGTTATGTCTGAAAGTGGTACTTATGGTAATTTCTGGAGAACATCTGTCGTTAGCTTGCTTGATAACGATAGGATTGATGGTGTTGTCGATACAACTAAAGCCATAAGACTTGAATATGCTAGTAACCTTGAAGATATACTGGTATTGTTTGCTGACAATGTACAATTTAGGGTAACTTCTGGTGATGTATTATCTCCAAAGACTGTTAAAGTATCTCAGGCTAGTGCTTATAGTGTTAATGTTTCAGTAAGACCTTTATTTATGAATAATGAAATATTCTTTTGTGTCAATAGAGGCTTATACACTCAGGTCATGAAGTATCGATTATCTGAGCAAGCTGGTAAAAATATTATAGGTGAAGATGTTACTATTCAAGTTCCTAGATATATAAGTAATAATGTTTCATCTTTCACTCACTCACCAGTTAATGATATGTTGTTTATAACTACATTAGATGAACTTGATACTGTATATGTATATAAGATGGTTAAATTAGGACAAGAGGTTGTTCAATCCTCATGGTTCAAGTGGAAGTTCCAAGCTGATATTTTTAAGGCATTTGCTTTTGAAGATAAATTATATATGCTTACTGCTACTTATGATGCACCAGATAGTGATGATTGGGTTCTAGCTAATGGAACATGGAACAATAGTGGATTCTGGCATCATACAGATAAGTGGAGAATGTCTAGTGATACTATTGCTAAAACATCTAAAGTCCAAAGTATAGAGATATTTAATAACTTAGGCGACCAAGTTTATTTAGATAATGAGGTAAATAATTATACATCTACTGTTGATATTGGCGAATGGGTTTATGGTAAAGATGGTGCTAAAGAATCAAGAGGGCATCTACAATTAAAAACTATTCAAATAGAAGCAGAAGATTACAGTGTATTTGACTTACACGTAGAGAATATAAAGCGTAATTCAGTTAGAATTATAAACAGTAAATATACAAATGATAGAAAGCCAATGGTTCATGGAAACTCTAAAGATATAAGACTATCTATAGTTAGTGATAGTCACTTTGGATTCAAGATAAACAACGTATCCCTAGAGGGTAACTTTAATATTAGAAGTAGGAGAAGTTAATGCCAATTCAGAGTTCATTTTACCCCTTAGATGGTACAACAAGAAAATATGGTTCAACAAAACATATAGCAACTAAACAACATATGGCTGTATGGTTGAAGAAAATATTAGATGATACATATGTCCAACTGCCTTTTGGTGAGTATGATTTAATTAATAACTATGCTGTACTTGATGTTGCGGCTGATGATACAATCTATTCGACACTTGAGGTTAGGGTTGCTGATACTGAGGATGAGTTAATCCAATCACCAGCTGATATTTCTATTGTTGCTGGTATATCAAGTGAGATTCAAATTGTTGCGGGTATATCATCTCAGGTTCAAGTAGTATCTGATAATTCTGCTGGTATTCAAAACATTAATAATAACCTAGCTGAGATTCTAGATGCTGATGTTCAAGCGGCTAATGCGGCTCAAAGTGCTATAGATGCTCAAACAGCTCAAACAGCAAGTGAAACAGCACAAGGATTATCAGAGGCGGCTAGAGATGCCTCAGTAGTGGCTCAAGGATTATCTGAAACTGCTCAAGCTGGAGCTGAATTAGCAGAAGCAAATGCTAAAGCTAGCGAATTGGCAGTTGACACTAATATAATGTCAAATCGTTCATCATTCATAGTAAACTCATCAACAACCATAAACAATATGAACCTAGCATCTGTTCAAAAGATAGGTGGTACAGAGATTTTATATACGGGTAATGGTACTGTAAATTCTATATTAACTACAGCTCAGGTAGCAAACGATAACGGAGATGGAACAACTCTGGCTATTGACTGGGTAAGTGCTACAGCCTATGTAATCGGTAACATTGTATATGATAATAGTACAACTGGTGATGCTAGAGCTTATGAGTGTATAGTAAATACAAGTGGTATTGTTTCGCCAGTATTAGATACTACTAATTGGAAATTAGCTAATAATCAGTTTGGGTGTAAATTAAGCATTAAAGCTAGAACTGGTGCAACTTCTCATTCGATTACAGATAGTATCCGTAGGGAGCTTAATTTTATATCTTCTGACTCAACAGCTATTGAGAGTAATTTTAGTGGAGAAGTTACAGAAATTAACACTTTCAGTATTCTAGTAGGAGTTAGTACGAGAGTTAATGCGAACTTAGTGGATTACGTTCTAACAGTAGAGCAAACAACTAGGAAAACAGCAGGGTATCGTACAGATGCAGGGGTTATCCAAAATAGTAAGCTTAATACTGGTACAGATTTACTTGAAAAGGATAGTGCTGGTAATCCACAAATCAGACACTATAATCCAGTACAAGGTAATGAGATTGTACTTGATACTGGTAATGGTTTAGCAGGTAGACATATTACTACTGGTGTTAAGTATGACTTTGCAGAGCGTAAAGCCTTAACTGGTGTTGCTCAGAATTGGGCTACATATAATAGTTATGATGGTGCAACTAAGTATCAAAACCTAAATACGACAATAGCATCTACTGATGACATTTTGGTTTGGAACGATACCGAACCTACAGAAAATACACTTACTTTTGGTACGGGTGGGATTGTCAATACAAATGCAGTCCAATACATAACATACGGATATGCTGAAACAGCTAATAGAAAATTAGTAAGTTACCAAGGTGTCGCAGGTGATGTTAAAGTATTAACTGGAATGGACATGACTATTCTAGGTTCTAGTGTTATTCTTAAAGATGAGAACGTAGGTAGTTGGGTTTGTATAAGTAATGTTAGAGGTGGTACAACAGCAGTATTTTTAAACCTTGCTAGTGTAGAAAACACAACAACTTTTAATGTATCTTTTGAAACTGATGGGTTCACTATTCATGGTGGTAGTAATGGAGATATTAATGAACTAAATGCACTTCACATTGGTATAGCATCAACTCCTTACTACGCTCAACCAACTGGCGGTAAAGAGCTAACATTCAATAGCGGTATCTCAGTAGTCGGAGCAGATGGTAAAGTAGACAACGCTTTAAGAACTGCAAACCTAACTACTGTTGCATCAGCACTTTTAGATGTTGGTACTGGTAATGCAAATACAAAGCAATACTTATTCGTAGATGCTAAAACTGGTGTACAATCGGCTTCTGAATTTCCTATCAACTCAGGAACAGACAGAGCTAAAGCAGATACATGGGGTGTTGATGTTGTAGATGCAAGTGGAACTGTTACTCATAAGACAACTGCTAGACATGGAAGCCCTGAGAGTGAAACTGGGTTTATTAGTGCTAGTAGTGAGTATAGTTCAACTATACGTGCTTATCATGCTTTTGATAAAGTTTTAGGTACATCTGTCAATCACTTTGCCTTTGGATTAAATAAAACAGTAGGAGAGCATATAACATATATGTTTTCAGAACCTAGAGTTATAAAGACTCTAGAATATTGGGCTAAAGATTTTACAGAATACAATTATGCAGATGCAGTATCAATTTATGGCACAAATGATGATGGTCAAACGTGGACTCTAATTGAATTGTTTAGTGGTATAACTTTAACACAAGGTGCTTCAACTGGTGAACTAGACTTAGCAAATACAACAAAATATCAAGGGGTTAGGCTTGTTGTTGATTCTTATGTTCTTGCAGGTTCAGCAACAGTTTGGGTTGCTTTTGGTCAAATAAAGTATACTTTCGCAGTATCAGATGCACCATACATAAACGTACAAGAGAACAAAGTCTTAGACAGCTCAGACCTACAAGAAAACAGAGTAATGCTAGGTCATGTATTAGTTGATGGTACAGAGAGCCTACACAGCTTAGTAGAGTATCCTATTAATGAAGCTCATAGTAATGGGTTTACTGCTCATGGTGTTGTTGATTTAAAGGCTAATGTATATTTTATTACACCACAAAATGACGAAGCTCTGCCTGATTTGATTATCCCTAATAAGCGATATAAACTAAAGTATCCTAATGGGTGGAACGCTGAAAACTGTACCGCAGAAGCTCAGTTGCTTATTAATGGTGAATGGCACATGGTAAGTTGGGCTACTCATACTACTATAGCACAATCTTATGGAGTTAAGGCAGGTGCTACGACTAAAGGGATTATAGTCAAAACTGCTTTAGAAGCCAATTTTAATGGTAATCCTTCTTATAATGGTGGAACTTATGATGTTGCAACACTTGGCACAACTGCTACCCCTTGTAGGGTTAAATTAGTAAGAATAGGTGGAAAATAAAATGGCACGAAAATATTTTTGTAAAATTGGTAAATCTGAAGTAACTATAGTAGGCGCTTCAGATGTAGACGGAATAGCAGATGAGTTAGCAAGTGGTAGTATTGAAATGGTATCAGATAACAATGATGCCACTATGGTAGCACAAGCAGATGGTACGTGGGCTGTAGATAATGAACTCTTACGCATTAAAGCTAAAGAGGATAGAGATACAGCTTTACAATCAAGCACTTATTCTTTAGCAGATGGTAGCGAGTATCAAGTAAGACCACAAGACCTAGCAAACTTTCAAATAACTATTGATGGTGGAGTTAGTGAGGAGTGGGTACTAGCTGATAACACTATCAGATTAACTACTATTGCTGAACTACAAGAGATACTAATTGCAGGTATCGCACAAGGTAAAGCAGTTTGGACTGATTATAAAACTACTATCAGAGCGTTATAATGAGCAAAAACAATCATTGCACTTGGTTTCCTGAGAGATGGGCTAAGTGGGTAAAGTGGTACAAGTGGGAGTTATTCCCTATTGGTGATTTATGTTGTAAGATACATGATGAGAATTGCAGTACAACTAAGTTCAATAAGTGCCTAAGAGAGAATAAAGCAGTAGGCGGTTTACTTATTACACTTGGTGGGTTAATAGGCTGTATGGTAAGATATCCATTACTAATGATTAAAAAGGTACTTTGATGAATAAAACAATAACAGCATTTTGGACTAGCTTCAAAACAAAACCTATGAAATTCGGTGTCGGGTTTTTATTAATATCATTATCTTTCTATATGTTCTTTGGTGATATTAAAATTAAAGCATCTCATGGGGATACTAAGATAGAACTGACTACTAAGGATGAGAAGTGAAAACAGTAATAGCTATACTAGTTTTAATCATTACTACTATCCTTTTGCTATCAATGTATAAAGTTTACTCAATCTATGATGAATATATAGTTCTAAAGTTACAAAAAGAAAGCGTAGATAAGCAAGCTGATAACTGGAAATATTTATACGAACTAGAAAAAACTGGTTGTCAGACAAAGATTGATAAAGAAGTTAAAAGACAAAAGGACTTACAATATGCAAAAGATAAGCTTAATAATCCTAATAGTGGTATCATTACTCTCCCTATCGGGGTGCGTTAAACATCATGCTATACCTGAGATGTATGGGTGTGAAGAATTTGAACCTATAGAGTTATTACAAATGAGTGAATGGAAGCTAGAGCCTATAGGCATGGTTGATGTTATAGATAAAAATATATCAAGTGCTATACTATATAGGGATTTAAGCAAAACAAATTTAGGTAGTCATTCTTATAAAAATGCTTCAATTATGGATAATAATTTGATATATGAAATTTATGAATATTTAGGTTCTCTTATTACTAAAGTAGAAGAACACAATCAGAGAGTTAGAGATAAAGAAGCCAAGAAAGCACTAGATAATAAAAATAGTAAAAAAACAATAGAGTAATATGTTACAATACTAAAAATAAATCAAGGTTTGTCATGCAAGAAAGAGTAGCAACACTGGAAGCAAGACTAGATAATATAGATAAAGTCCTTGAAAAAATAACTCACTTAGTGGATAAACATGATGTAGCTTGTGAGGTAAATGCACCAAAAGCTGAATCTGCTCACAACGGAGTTATTAACATGAGTAAACAGTTAGGGGTTGTATCAGAAGCATTGGGAACATTAGTGAAAAATTTTGATGCTGTACTATTAAGAAATATAGAGGCAGATAAAAAAACAGACAAGATATTATTAGAACTAGCGGAGTTGCGTGGTGCTGGAAAGGTATTAGCTTGGGGAAGCAGAATACTTATTGGTGCTTCCCTCTTAGGTGCTTTTAGTTTTATTTTATGGAGCACAAATGAGATATTAAAATTGAAACATACTGCAAATATAAAATCCTCATCAGAAAAAGCTATAAATCGTGATGTTATTAAAAAGGATAAGAAAAATGCCACAGACTCATGAGATAGTCAATGATTCAATAGAAAAAGAAATGAACGCTAAATACAATGAACTCATGTTGCAACTAGCACACTTATCAACTAGCACTAGCTCGTATATGAATAATATTAGCAATAGGGTAAATAATTCCTTAGTAAAAGTAGAAACAAGCCTAAATAACTCAGAAGAATCAGCAAGTAGAAAAGTTAAGATACTATCTGTTTTACTTATTGGAAATATCCTAGTATCTGCAATAGCTATATTAATCCTTAATTATAATATATCAGAAGTTACTTGGAAACAGAAAGCTACTTATAAGAACTTCATGAAGTATAAAAAGGAACATAAATGACATTAAGTGAAGATTTAATCATATCAATAAAAGAGCATGAGGGGTTTGTCGCTAAACCATATAAAGACCATTTAGGTTTTTTAACAATAGGGTTTGGTACACTTATTGAAAATGGTATTACTAGAGAAGAAGCCCATGCTCTTTTGGTGATAAGATTAAAGAGGTTTGCAAAAGAACTCATGGATGAGAAAAGTATTATCATTGACCTATCACAAGAAAGGCAAGATGTTTTGATAGAAATGGCTTATCAACTTGGTGTTAGAGGAGTTTTAAAGTTTAAAAAGATGTGGTTAGCTATTGAAAAGTTTGATTTCGATACGGCATCAAGAGAAATGATTGACTCAAAATGGGCTAAACAAACTCCAAATAGAGCCTTTCAAGCATCAAAACGTATGAGCGTAGGTTGATTTTAGATATAATAACACATTAAGGATTCACTATGCCAGTAACATTACCAACAATAACAGATGGAGATAGCGGTCAAGCAGTAGCAGATGCTATTGATGCTAACTTTCAAGACTTAGAAACTAGACTAACAGCAGAAGAAACTAAAGTTGCTGTTGACGATTTAACATATACACCTCAAGCTACACCACCAACTCATGTAGAGGGTAAAGTATATTATGATGCACCATCTGGAACACTAAGAGTTCAAGGTGCTTATAATGGTGTTGAAGTTAGCTTAGGACACATGAACCACTTGCATGTTATTAATCAAACTGGTCTTTTAATTGAAAAAGGTTCTGTGCTTAGGCATGATGGAGTATCTGTTGGTGGAAAAGTAAAGGTTGTTAAAGCCTTAGCCGATACGTTTGATAATGCTAGAGTATTTGGTGTTGCTCAAGAAGATATAGCAGATGGAGCTGAGAGTGCGGCAGTTACTATAGGTGAAATATCTGGGTTAAATACTTCTGGATTTACAGCTGGCGTACCTCTATATCTTAGTGATATTGTTGCTGGTACATTAACTGAAACACCACCAGATATTGTATCGAGAGTAGGCGGCGTATCTGTTAGTGATGCTGTTAATGGGCAACTTATCGTATACATAATCAACAATCTTAGCTTACCTAATGTATTTGCTGGGATGCAAGGACAAACTACACCTATATACTCAACAACTGCTGTAGCACAAGATATTAATGGATATGTTACTGATAGCAGTATTGTTATGGTAAATGACTTACTGAATGGTACTATCACGCTTTCAAATAATGGTGGGTATCGTATGCACTTAACGGCTGATATTAGTTTTGTATCTGCAACAAGTACACGCTCAGTTACTTTTGAATTGTATAATCAAACTACTGCATCTGTAATTGTTCCATTTACTAAGAATATTCCTAGAGATGCTACGACTGATGCACTTAGCTTTAGTTTACCTATTGTTGGTACTATTGGTGATATATACAAGATAAGAGTTAAATCAAGTGTTGATATGGACGTAACTATGGACTTTATCTCTTTTGATATTCAGTCTGTAAATATTATATAAAGGATATATTATGCCTGCATTAGTAAAGCCCAACACATCTACTGGATATGGTGGTGTAACAACTGTCGGTCTTACAGCACTAGCTATTGGAACAAGCCTTTACGACCAAAAAAAGAATAGTGAAGCACTATCACGCAAGATGGACTTAGTTAAAGAAGATTTCCTATATAATCAAAATATGACAATAGAAGAAGTTGCCGCAATAGATAGAGAGTTATCAAACATATTATCTAAGAGTGAAATTCAAGCACTTAAAGATGAGGGCACACTTATAGCTATGTCTGCAAATACTGGTTTATCTGGAAATATTACTAAAGAAAATATTGCTCAAGCTACTACTGCAAAAAGAGAACGTGATGTTGAAATTGTAGGAAAAGGTAGACAACAACAAACTCAATTATTAAATAAGATAGTTGCTGATGAAATGAAATTTAGAAGTACAATGACAGCATTATCTGAATCTGCATTAACTGGTACTCAAGCTGGTCTAGGAACTTTTGGTGCTGGATTGTCTGCATTTAAAAGCTCTCTAGGCTTATTGTCTACTCAACAAAAAACAAATGTACTAGGAGGCTAATATGGCACAATCAAACCTAACTCAAGACTTACTATCAATAATTAGTGCTGGTGCTGGTATAGCTCAAGAGAAGTATGCCGCTGATGAACGCATACAAGCCGCTGAAATTAATTCAATGACTTCATCTATAGCAAAAAATGTAAATGACTCAAACCTAAATGGTGTTGGAGTTAATGCTTCTGGATATTGGAGTGGTGCTTCTGCAACATTATCTGATAGTGTAAGCAAGAATATAAAAATTTTAGAAAACAAATATCCAGAGGGCTCAGATGGCTATGAGAGAGCAAAATCTGCAATAGCTGGAATGGAAAATACTAGAGATTCTTATTCTGCAAATTGGCTAACTAAAGATTATAAGTTTAGAAAGTCTGAATATATTGATGGTAAAAAAGCACAGTTTGATTCAAATGGTGGAATGATGAGTCAAACAGAATTATCAGATGTTATTAATAATAAATTCAATGATGAGAAGGATAAAAAAGATTTAATAATATCTCATGCAAAGTCTACTGCAAAAAAGATAAGTAATGAATCTGCTTTAAATAATAGTGAAATAATCAATGAAGTTATTAGTGGTTCTAAAAACATCAATGAATCTTTTAACGATATGCTTGCGGTTGGTGAAAATCCAGTATATAAAATATCAACTAGAACTAAAGATGGTGTAGACAAAAATGGTATCAAGTATAAAAAAGGTGATAATTATGTTGAAGCACCAGAATATGTAACTGAGGACTCTAAGGGTATAATTTTAAATGAATTTGAAAAGTTTAAGTCTGATATATCTAAAAGCATTAATAGTATGGAATCACGAAATACTAATATGATTTCAACACTTACCGCTTTGGAGAGAAATCAATCTACTAATCTTAGTGATGGTAGAGCTATGGATATAGACAGACAAAATGAAATGATTCAGATAGCAAGAGAGCTTGATTCTGTTGACAATTTATCAACTAAAGATTCAGCTAAACTTAGTACATTGAAAGTTAAGATAGCAAAAAATGATTTAGTTTTAACAAAAGCTCAAAATGCTGTTCATAATAAAAATATAGATTTAACAGCAAAAGAGAATGTTAATGCAACAACTAAGTTGATTGCAACTAGAGAATTTGATGCTCTATTTAATGGTCTTTCAAATATGAATGATGAAGAAAAAAATGAAGCCCTATCCAGTCTACTTAGACTATCTGATGCTACATATGCTACAGAGGGATTCACTAAGACAATGAGCATAATAAATAATAGTGGCGATACTGCCAAGTTTAGTAGCGTTAATGAATTAAACAACTCACTATTGCTTGCTGAATATAAAATATCTAAAGGTAATGTTAGCCCTACTGATTTAATGTCTAACCCTAAATTTATTAACTCAGTAAAAACAGCCAGAGGGAAATATCTAGCTACTATGCAAAAAGATATAGATGGTGGAATGGAAGTTGATACAGCAGAAAAGAACTATTTAGAGAGAGTGCAAGCATATATGACTAGCTATAAAAATTCACCAGATTTAGTTACTCATAAAAAGCTAATGCACTTAATGAATACAAAAGATAATATAATTTCTAAAGCATTAGAGGATAGATTTACATTGTCTGATGGTACAGTTTCTCCAGTTAACAGACCATCTGTTATGAAATCAATATCTAACTTTATAGTTAATCAAAAGCTAGATGATGGGGAAATGGTTGACCAAGAGAAAATAAATAAGCTTGTAGAAACGATAACAAACTCAACAGAAAGCACACCATTCGGACTATTTGGAGATGATAGTGAAGTATCTATATTCCCTATAGATAGCAAAAGTGGAAAGCAGTACAATGTTCCTCAAGTAGAATATATGCACAATATAATAAAAGCAAATATGGCTAATGAGTGGAATAAAGGTGTAGAGATTAATAGTGGAGAATATCACACAATAGTTGAATATTCTGCTGATGGAAAGTTTGTTATAAAAGCAAGTTTTGGGGATAAAGAAAGATACTATAATGTTAGTGATATAATGAGCAACAGCGTTAATACTGGTGCATTAATAGACAAATCTGTATCAGAATTAATAGAAATAAATAAATAAAGGTATCTTATGAGCCAGTTTGAGAAGTTAGCATATGATGATGTAATTAGTAGTGTTGACTCTGGCGGATTAGAAACAGATTTAGGCTTTGGGATTAAAACCTCCGACTCTATAGATGAAGATGTAGTATCGAAAGCAAGCATAAATAAAACTAGAGATGATGCTGGTGTTGTAGATAAGACAGTAGCTTTTTGGAATAATATTGTAAACAATAATATAATAAGTAGAGCGGCAGACTACCTTGAATATGATGTTGGAAATGGTGATGAGGATGATTCTTTCAAGGAGAATATACGCTCAAATAAAGAACACTTCAACGAGCTACTTAATATATATGAAATTACAGACCCTACTCAGAGGATAGAATTAGGTAAATCTAAAAATTTAAAAGAGTTTACCAATGTAGCTCAGATGTTTAAAGAGCAAAATAACAAATCAAAAGAAGTAAATAAAATACTTGGTGAAACTGGACAGTTTGCATCTGGTATGATTGGTCAAGTTGCTACCCCTGCTCTAGGTGCTGGATTAGTGCTAGGTAGATTAGCCTCTATGCAACAAAAAAGTGCGGCAGTATTATTAGGTGTTGATGTTGGAGTTATAGCCGCAGAAGAAGTATCTGATACTATTTTCGATAGAGAGCGTGACTTGGTTGAATCATTGCCAGTTATCGCATTAAGTTCTATTCTTAACTTTGGTGCTTTTAAATACGGACAACATCAAGCAAATAAGTTTACTGATAATGTTGATGAGATAGCTGATAGTAGTGGTATAACTAATGCCTTAGATGAAGAATTTGGATTAAATATAACTGATGGTTCTGTAATCACTAGAAAAGCTATAGGTGATAAGTTAGACCCAGAAATAATCACACGTAGCACAGAAGAACAACTTATTGATTTTGATACCATGATAACGAAAGAAAGAAATGATATTGATGCTCTAAAGTCTACACAAACAAAAGATAATAGAGCAGAAATAATGACTGCCATAAGAGATAAAGAAGATACTATTAAGCAATTAAGAAAAGATAAAGATGCTAGGATAGTCAAAGAGGAAGTTGAATTAGTAATAAGAAAACAAGCAAGTGCTGAGAAAGATTTTATGGAACTGAAAGCTAAAGCGGATAAGACTAGACCTAATTTTATTAAGCAAAAAGAATTAATGAATAGACAAAAATCTCTAATGATTTGGAAAGATATTTCAGAGAATGTTAGTGGTTACATAAGCAAGTTAAAAACTGATATTAAAAATATGGCTGAGTTATCTGAGGCTGGGGTAAAGCTACCAAAGTATTATAGAGATACGCTAAAGGCAGAAATAAAATCTGTATTTGAAGTAGGTAGTAAATATGCAAAAAAACGTATGGCTGGTATTGGTATAGAAGAAAGCCTTATTAAAAAGCTAGATGATATTGAATTTAAAATAGATAACAATGGTAGGTTTATTGGAGAGCCACCAATTACTATAAGCAGGACAGAGGATGGAACTGGTGCGGTATTATCAGTTATTGATAAAGAGGGGAAGAAGCATAAGTTAAATAATAAAATAATACCTCTTGGACTTGCGTTAGCTATTCTACCTACTTTTGCTATGGCTGGTGGACTCACTGACTCTGATGGAGATGAGCATACAGTTAGAGATGTTATCCTCGCTATGGCTTTACTTGCTGGTGGTTACAAGCTTGGTATGCCTAAAGTTAGAGATGGTTCTGCTAAAGAGGCACTATCAAGTTTCTCAAGAAAAGCAGTAGGATTAGTTTCAGTATCAAGAAGAAAGACAGAAACTACAACTATTGCCGAACACTCAGAAGATGTATTAAGAGAGGCTAACATGGCTTGGACTGATGCTAGTTCTGTATTTAAAAGTAATCCAACCGCAGATTCATTCATGAAAAAAATGTTATTTGATTCCAGTAAACCAGATGGACTAACAGCAGATGTTGAAGTTCATACTCTTGTTTTCTCAAATTCAAGCAAACTAACTCAGGCTGAAAATAAAAACTGGTTAGCATATGCGAAAGAAAAAGGTATGCACAAAGCCAGAGCTAATAGTAATGCTATGGAGAAGAATAGCCTTAGAGAGAAATTTAACTTTGAAGCAACTGAGCATATGGAGGGGAAACTTAGTGACTCGCCAGCAGTTATCGCCTACGCTAAAGAAGTAAAAGAAATCAATGATAGTCTGTTTGATTTATTAATTGATAGAGGTGTTACTGGGTTTAAAACAGAAAAGAAGATAGATAATTATGTTATGAAATCAATCAATCATGGGTTTAGAGATACACTTGCTGGTCTTAGAAATAATAATATGACTGATGTTGTTGATGATATAACTGAAAAGCTTGCAGTAATGATTCAAAAAGGTGTACGTGAAAAGCCAATTAGCTATGAAGATTCATTAAAGACAGCCAAAGAATATATTAGTGGTATAGAGCATGGAAAACCATCAAGATATATAGATGATGATGACCCTATATCTGCTCTAGCTAATGCTATGGATGCACAATCTGTTAGTAGAAATTCAATAAATGACTTCATAGATAAATTTGGTGCTAAAAGTAGTAGGGTAAAAGATAGATTATCTATGGATATGAAAGCATGGGGAGAGAATCTACACTTTACGATAGATGGAAAAGATGTAGAGTTTGGACTATCTGATTTATATGAGAGAGATTTATCATCTATTACAGATAAGTATATAAAAGTAATGGCTGGAAACTCTGGATTAGCAGTTGCAGGGCATAAAAACCTATCATCTGTACGTGCTAGTATTGATAGTATAACTGGTAAAAATGCAGAATTACTAAAAGATGAAGCAGACAATGTTGTAAAATTATTGTTTGGTGGAAGTCTTTATAATGGAAATACTATTGCTGAAAAGATGATTGAAAGTGCTAAAAATCTAGCTATGATACCAGCTATGCCTTTAGTTAGTGTAGCTATGGCACCAGAGATATTAAAAACTGTAGCTAGAATTGCAGTAAATAATACAGCCAGACAAGAGGCATTAAATTCTATAGCTTCTATATTTGGTAAAGATAAGGAATCATTCTTATATAAGCAGATGAGTAAAACAATGGGATTTGCTACATCTATGAAGCGTCACAATGAAACTGGTAGATTCATGATGGATAATAACCCTATGGAGGGAAGTAAAAGCTCTTTTGTTGCTGGCACTAGGACACTAAGAGATATTGCATTTAAGACGTTCCAACTACCTAGAGTATCAGATTGGATTGCTCAAGTTAACATGACCGCTAACGTAGATGTATTAAGACAGATACTAGATGGTGAAAAATCATTGAAGCCAGTTATGAAACAAAGGTTTGGTATTACTGATAGAACTTTTAAATTATTAAAGGGAAAATTAGAGAAAACGAAAGATGGAAATGTTAAGGATTTTGACAATTCTAAATGGGATTTGGACGCTCAGGATGAATTCAAGCACGTTATGTTCTCTATGCAACAAAGATATGCTCAAGAAGCGGCATTAGGAATGAGCCAATTATGGAGTAAAAAATCTGCTTTTGCTAATAGTATTGGCTCACTGCTTGGATTTCCTCTAACTGCTGTAAAGAATCATGCCATAACAGATACTAGACTTATGTTAGATAAAGACCTAGCTGGGTTAACATCACAAATGGCTTGGTTTGCTGGTGGATATGTAGCTTCTGTTTTACGTGCTGAATTGTCTGGAAAAGATGTAGAGCCTAGAGAACACGCTATGAGAGCAATATCAAGTATGCCTATCTTCGGTGGTATCGGTGTTGGTAAAAGTCTTATTACTGGTGACACAGTAGTTAATAATGCTGTTGGTGGAATGGTTGATAATATAACTGGATTAATGACTTCGTTTGATTCCGAGGGGGTATTAGGTGACTAAAAGAGAAAAAGTAAAAAAGCTAGATGAAAGTCTTTTAGATGCTATGCTTAATGCTGTTGAAAATGAAGCCTTTGAATTGCTACCTATGATGAATACAGCCATACAGTATGTTAAAGCTAATGAAGAAGTATTAGAGAGAGAAAAAGATACAGAAGAAGATGCTAATAAAAAAAGAGTGAGAGAAGCCAATGAACGTAGAAACAAAAAGTAAATATGACTTAGAATATTTCGTATCAAGACAAGAGTGGGGTGATGTAATACCAGATGATAAGTATTGGGATGATGCCCTGCTTATGGATAACTTTCTAGTATTTTATGTATATGCTTTTGCTTGGCTAGGTTTACCAGCACCATCCAGAGCCCAGCTTGAAATGGCTCAGTTTGTATCAGACACCAGAAATCCTCACAGAATGTTAATGTGTTTACGTGGTATGTCTAAATCGCTAACCTCTCAGATATATGTTACTTGGAGATTATTAAATGATTTAGATGAGCATATCCTTGTTATGTCTGCTACTGGTAAACGTGCTGAAAACTTTACTGCATTTTGTCAGAAGCTAATTAGAACACTACCAGTATTAAGACCTATGACACCTAGACACAATAAAGAAAGAACTTCTACACGTTCATTTGATGTACTTGGTGCTATTATCTCTGATTCCCCCTCTGTATATGCTGTTGGTGTTGAGAATGCTATTGCTGGTTTTCGTGCTACTCTAGTTATATATGATGATATTGAGTCTGCTCAGTCTGCCTCTAGTGCTGTACAACGTGAGAAGATAGACCATTACGCTTCTGAGGCGGCTAACTTACTTATGGCAGACAGAGATGAGTCTATTACACTATGTACACCTCACTCTCAGGATTCTATTTATATGGAATGGATTGAAAAAGGACATAAACCATTTCTTATACCAGCAGAATATCCAGATACTTATGAATACTATGGGGATATGCTTGCTCCATATTTAAAGAAACAACTTAGAGATATGCCCTCGCTTGCTGGTCTTGCTGTTGATGAGCGTTTCCCTAAAGAGGTATTAGAGTCTAAGAAGCTAAGGATTGGTAAATCACAATATAGATTACAGTACCTACTTGATACATCTCTTAGTGATGATTTAAAATATCCCCTAAAACTAGCTGATTTTATTATTGATAATATTGATATTGATACAGCACCAAATAAAATATCTTATTCATCTATGCCAGACCAACATTTATATATTAAGCATAATGGATTCAAGCAAGATAAGTTGTTTCAACCATCATATCGTTCTGAGGAAACAAGAAAGTATGAGCGTAGAGTTATGATGATTGACCCTAAAGGTAGGGGTGCTGATGAACTTGGTTATGCTATTGGATTCACTTCATTAGGTAGGTTATTTGTAAGAGATGTTGGTGGTTTAAAAGGTGGATACGATAAAGACACCATTAATAAGCTTTTGGATATAGCAGAAGCCAATAACGTGCAAACTATAGTAATAGAGTCCAACTTTGGAGATGGTGCGTTCTCGCAGATTCTAGAGCCTTTAATGGATAGTAGGAAGTTAGGTATAGGGTTGGATGAGGTTAGAGCTAAAGGGCAAAAAGAAGTAAGAATAATTAACACTATAGAGCCACTACTTAACCAGCATAAGATTATACTTGATAAATCTGTGCTTGAGCGTGATGGAAATAATGGTATTAACTATTCTTTTACTTATCAACTATCTCATATTACAACTGATAGACAATCATTAGTACATGATGATAGGTTAGATGCTTTTGCATTATTGTGTGAGTTTTTAGTTGAGAGTTTTAATGTGTTAGCAGATGAGATATTAGAGAGGGAATCAGAGAAAGACTTAGAAGATGTATATAATCAATTAACTGGCGAACTTGGATACCATAGAGGATATAGTTATTCCTCTAGGTTTTAACTACTTATTACTCTTTCGCCTATTACATCTTCTACATAATGCTTGACCATTTTTTAAGGTAGTCTTTCCACCTTTACTATATGGTCGTTTATGGTCTGCCTCAAAAGAATTATGCTCACCTTTAAAGGGAACTAGATTAACTTTACACTTTTCACACTTCCCTTTACTCTTTATCCATAGTGCATTTTTTTGATTGTAAGTAAATGCTCTCTTATCTTTTGCATATAACGCTCCACTAATTGAGAATAATACTAATAATAATATAACTGATGCAAGTAACTGATTCATTGTTCGTACATCTCCTTTCTTCTTCGTCTTTTTTCTCTTAACTTCTTACGTTTAGTTGCTGTCATAACTTAGCTTCCTTTTCTATTTTTCTTAATTTCAGCTCTGCTCTTTCAGCCCTATGTTTCCATTCGAGAGCTGGTGTTTCATCTCCTAATGCTCCAGCCAAATCACTGTCATTAGCTAAATCATACTCATCCATTATAGAAATAATATTTGATATTTCTTCAAAGTTTTTTCCAAATAGCATTTCATTTTTCATTTTATCTCCTTTTTGCACATCCAAAAATTTACTTGTGATGTTTGCATAGTTCCGCAATTATGACAAGTACACATTACTTATCTCCAGTGCTACCAAATCCACCAGTACGCCTATCTTCTGTGTCAATACCAAATAAATATGCTTTGTGTTCTAGTAATGTTATTTGACCTATGCGGTCGCCTTTTTTTATGTGATGTTCAGTATTTCCTACTACATCAATGAGGTTTTCAGGATTAATTATGCCTTTCGTTCCCGTAACTGGATTATGAATAGGCATCATAATCTCACCAGCATAATCCATATCAATTACACCGACACCACTTGGCATGATAAGACCTGCTTTGCCTAGTGAGCTTCTTAGCATTAGCTGTAGATAGTGAGATGATAGGAAATCTATATATCTTTCTTCATTATACCCACTAAATATCATGTTCCCATCACCATCATCACAAAATATTTCAGAAATATAATCAGGCTTAATAAAGTCTAAATCAATAGCAATACCCAATTTAACAAGCTTTGTTTCACCTGCACCTACAACTACATCTTCATTCGCATAAACATCAACACAGGCTGAATACTTGCTTCCTCTAGTTGGTAGTTTCCCACCATTTACGCTTTTAAACATTAACTCTCCTTAAAATTCATTTTCATATAATATTTTCTCATTCCACTTTATAGCATCCAGAGCATCATTAACTCTCTTGTCATATCTCATCCTATAATCAACATCAAATAACCCTTTAGCGAGTAAACCTCTTGCCATATTCCAGTGCTGTATCTTTTTAAATCTTGTCATCTTCTATCCCTTTTTTATATTTATTCCAACTATCTAAAAAAGCAGTTCTACGTCTTATTTTTCTAGAAACCCTATTGGCTCTACGCAACTCAACTCTTTCTGATGAAAAATATTTTGTTCTCTTTTTAGCCCTAGTAAGAGCCACATAAGGTAACCCTAGGCACTCTCTACAATCTATGCGTGTATCTCTAAAGTGCTTTACTGTAGCTATTTTATCGCAAGTTCTACATATACGTTCACCATTAAACACGAAACCACGATTACATCTCATGATGTTTTTGTTTTTTCTGTGCCTAGCCTTGTTTGCATCATTAATACATGATTTACATTTAGCTGTGTAATTCCCATTGTCTTGTCGATAAAATCCAGTACATATGTTTAAAACTTTAGGACATGATACACACTTTTTCATGGTTTTAATACCATGCTCAGTCCATAACTCTACAATTTTAATTGTCTCACATCTTCTGCAAGTATTACTTGAGCCACTGAAAGCGTTGTAGGCTCTGTATGATTCACACTCAATACAGAATTTCTTCCTTCTGTCTGTTACCAAAATCTCCCTCCACTAAAGTCTATGGTATGCTCATTATCTTTATGTCGCTTTTTTGCTCTCTTGCGTTTTAAGTGATAAGAAAAAACTAGCAATACAATATAAGCACCTATTGTTATAGCTATATATGAGCCTACTGACATAAAAATCCTCCTCTAGCCACATAGTAAGCTAAACACCCACTAATCGCTACTACTAAACCCATAAAAGATACATAGGCTGTTGATAAGATTAAAAATATTTTTGTATCTGTTTTCATTGTTACTCCTTTACTTTTCTTATAGTATTCAACTTATTAAATGATAATTTCCAATATTCTACATTAGTTTTAGCTTTGCTTAGTTCGGCTTCAAGCTCTTTTACTTTTTGAGTTAGCTCAATGTTTAGTGTGCTACAGTTAACTGACTGCAACTTGGCTTCTAGCTCTTTTACTTTAGCTTCAAGGCTTTCTGTGTAGTCGATAAGACTTTCAGTTACTTTATTTATGCCATGACTTTTATAGTGTAGTGTATTAGTAGAACATTCAGCTAATGCAGTATATAAATATTCTCTTGTAATTCGTTCCATCTTAGTTACCTCTCTTGTTTAATGTTTTCATTTAGTAGCTCAGGGTTTTCGTACATGTTACCGATTACTTCACAGTAATGCGATGCTTCATAAGCTTCATCTTCATGAGCAACTTTATTTAAACACGTTTTCCCATAAAAATCTGTCTGTGTTCCATTAAGAACAAAACAAGCATCTTCAAATACAACTGATACAATCATCCTATTTGGTGGGGTGTTTGATAAAGCTAAAATATCACCCTCATAAATCTCTACACCTTCTTTATCTGAAAGTCCTGTATATTGCATTAGAATATAAGACTCAGCTTGTATCATTTGATAGTACGGTATTTTTGTTTCAATAAAGTCTTCATGTGTTGCCATAAACTTTGCTATTGTTTCCCACGCTCTAAATTTAATCTCTCTCATAACCTATCCTTTACTGTGTACTAAAACCAATTCACAAGCTTTAGTTACTGCTTCAAATTCTGTATCAGCTTCAAAAATAGTATCCGTTTGACCGCTAATATCTTCACATATCCAAATTTTTAAGTTGTTACGATAAGATATCAGTTTGTAATTATCATATAAATCATCAGCCCATTCTTTCATTAGGTGCATTAGTTCGTAGATGTTGTACTGCTTCGATACAACACAAGAGGATGGTTTATCTCTTCTTTGAGATGGGTTTAAATGTAATATAGAAGTACCATGATGCTTAACATCCCTTACCTCGAATTCTAACACCTCACTAAGCAAATCTTTACTTGGTAAAATCATACTATCTCCTTTATGTGTACTAATAAGATATAAGGGTTACTTATTTTGCGTGTTTCCATTTGAAGCCTCCTGCAATCTTTCTATTCTTATAGTTATTGCAAACTGCAGATATGTTCTTATGGCTAATTCCAGTAACCCTCCAAGCTTCTCTGATACTAATAAATGTAGCTATAAGCTTTCCATCTAAGCTTAACTGCTCGACTTCTTTATGTTTATCTTGAATCTTTCCACTTCTCTTGTCTGCATAACCATTATTCTTGTTTTCAGCCCAAGTAACCATATTTATGTTTTGAAAACTATATCCTTTATCATTATCTATTCTATCTGCTGATGGTCTACAATAAACATCATAATCAGAATCAACCCAATTAGAATAAAGCTCATTAAAAATATCGTCATCTATAAACTTTTTTACAAATTCAGATGATGAATACAAAGGCTTATCGTGTCCTCTTGCTTTACTATTTCTAACTTGCATATGGTAAAGTGTTTTCAGTAAACCTGATTTTGTTTTTCTATACTCCTTGCCTAGCTTTCTTACACACTCCCGACATAGTGAAGCATAACCACTAGCCCTTTCTTTTCTTACGCAATATTCAGACAGTGGTTTATCTTCATTACACTTAGTACACATCTTAGTCATGGTATCTCCTTAGTTAGATGATGTAGTATACAGTAAAACATATGGGTTGTCAACGAATGTACCCTCTCCATAGATTGAGTCTAACCAATCTTCAATATTAAAACTATTTTTAAGCATCACATCACCTAAAATCTTTTTTAATTCAGCATAAACTAACTCTTGCACTTTCTTAACCTCTACACTTTCAGTAGTGCCTTTTAGTCGTGATTGTTCGTAGGTCATTTCTGAGGCATCGAGCCAAGGCACTTCAACACAATCATCTTCATTGTAGTACCATTCTTGTATTTCATCATCTATTTTGTACCACACCTTAGTACATTCTTCTTCAATATTATCAATATCTTCGTAGCCCTCTATAAACTTCTCTTGATGAAACCATCTATCACCTGCTTGTAGTGGTGATAGTTCTAATATTAACTCATTAAAACAACCTACGCATATTAGTTCATCTTTAAAAGGGTTTGCAATGTGTCCACAGTGTTCACATACATATCTGTCATACTCCCCTGTCGTTATTTTGGGTCGTACATAGCTATTCATATCCACCAAACTAATAAAAGCCTTAGCCTTGTTATCTCGGATAGCTTCTACTTGTAGTGGGTGTAGTTGGATACCTACTTGATTATTCATTGTTGTTTCCTTTACTTCATAATGCTTACAGTAAAAATCTAATTGGAACTTTTCATCCAAATATATGCAGTGTCTTATCTGTTTCGACAAAGTAGATTTAGTACCAAATTTACAACTCTCACAGCTCTTAGGTTTAACAAGTGCTTCAAGTTCTTCTTCTGTATAATAGTTACCATTGATTTCGTACTGTATTGTTTCAGGGTCGATTTCAAAGTAATCCCAACCACCCTGAATAGGATACATATATGTTGAGTCTAGCATCTCGAAAACATGACCATGTATTAACTCACCATTATCTAATCGTTTAGCTCTTTCTTTCATAGTTGCTCCTTTTCTAAAATACCCTTAATCCATAAAGCATATACAGCTATCTTTCCAAAGTCGCTTACGTCTTGATCTTTATTTCTTGATAGGTACTTATGGATATTAAATTCTGCAATAGCTTGTAGCTGTTCATCATTAAAACGCTTTTCAGCCCAAGCAAATGTATCCTCACCTTTTTTATAGTGTAGTGGTTTTAGTTCATCTGTTTTATCCATTATCTCTCTCCTCTCTTTCAAGCTCCATACATTGGTCAGCATAATCATCATAAGCATCATTATTCCACTTATGTAGTCGCTCCCATATCTCCTCATCTGTAGGCTCATAACCAACCTCACCCTCTAATAGTTTTTCTGAGATGATTTCTTCTTCTGCTTCATCCCATTTATCGTCTGTACATTCTTTTTTCTTCATCATTATTTATCCTTTAAACTTTCTTTGATAATCTGAGATACTTGAGCGTTCTTACTTCTACCTTCAGCCTTAGCTATCTCACTTAACTTCTTATCTAACTCAACATCAATCTCAATCCAAAATCTCTTAGTTTCTCTTGCCATTGTTCGCCTTTAATATTACTAGAAGTTCCTCTAGTTCTGGTCTGTACATAATCGTACTACAATATACATGATTATTGTTATTATAATCTGCTTTCATATCTCTAGCTTTTTCTAGTGTGTCGTATGTTAAAATATCATCTTCATTTGTTATAAATCCAAAATATCCATCATTCATTACTTTTCCTTTAATTTATCAAAGACGTTATTAAAATATTTACCGCCTATGTTTTCATTGAGATACTTACCATTGAAGATAACATCTCTCCTAAACAATTCTCTAACTTCTAAGTATGTCAATGCTCTTTTTGTTTCTGCATAAAAGATTATCTCTCTACTTTGAATAACCAGACCTTTTGAAAGTTTTGTTGAGCCAGAGTATGTTTTCCATTTTGATTCAATCTTAACTTTTCTTTTTCTTTTTTGACCTACTAATGGAGGTAAAGTCTTATAGCTAAATAAGTCCTTTTTACCTATGTATTTTTTACCATTAGTATAAGTTATCTCATAGATAAAACCAATAGCATAATCTGGCATATCATCTCTTGTGTAAACTGGTTCACCATTAGCTATCCATGTTTTCATACAAATACCTCATCTTCATCATCTTTACCTTTCCATGTATCAGGTGTGTTAATTACTAAAATCAATCCATGCTTCATACGTGTTATTGCTACATATTGAGCATCCTTGCTTGCACCATAAAATGAGTGGTCTGTAACAATAACTGCTGGGATTGAGATGCCTTGACTTTTATGAATAGTTCTTGATGTTGTATATCTAGCACTAGCTACTGATTTAGCTGATAGAAAATCTCTCCATCTTGCTTTTCTTCTAAATGTTTCGTCTGTTTCGGAAAACCATTCATCAAACTCAGTTCGTGTAGAATTCTTCAATTTATCTTTAATATCATAAGGAAGATTACTAATATCCTCAGTAACATCTTTTCTGTATTTCTTGATTGTTTGAACAACTTTTAAATGAGGTCTTAATGCCATAAAAAACTCATCTAATACCTCATTGTATTCATCCTCGCTACCATCCCATAGTAAGATATAATTCTTATCATCTATACAAGCTAGAGTACACTTCTCAACAATCTTATCTGGTGGAAATGTCAAGTAGTGTTTGTCTGCATGAGGTTCTTTAGCTCCATAAGGGATAGTTTCACTCTGGTTAGCACTAATCATGATGCCAGTTTTCTTTTTATTCATAGTTAGCTTGTACCCATTATGATAACAATACCCATTCTGAACAATAAGTTGAGTTTCCTTATGTAGTTTTTCGATTTTCACATCTTCACCATTATAGAATAACTGTTGCTCAACAAACTCTCTTTTGAAGTATCCATTACCATCATGAATATCACTTTGAGCAACCATTCTAGTAACACTTACACCAGAATTAAGATTATACATGATGTGATTATCTTCTGTGATGTTGCCAACTAAGAACTCAACCAGCTTATTTCTGTATGCTACCGAACAACAATCACTATTCGCTGGTATCTTATCCATATCTTCATAGTCAATAGTTACAATATTTTCACCATTAACATAATCCATAAGGTTTAAATCTTCAATAACACCATTTTTATAATCTCTAAAATCCTCAAATAGTTTTGTTAATTTAGGGTCTTTAGCTCTTAATGTTTTATGGAGTGTATATTGTAAATCTGTAATCATTTTCCAATCTACTTTTTTCTCTTTAACTGGTGGTAGCTGTGAACTATCCATAACAAAAAGAACAAAGTTAAATCGTTCATTGTCAATAGATGAAAATACCTTTTGACCTATCATACTTGCTTCATCAATAATTAAAATGTCACATTCTTCAACTTCCTCAGTATTAGACGAAATTCTAAGTGCATCATCTTTAGTTTCCGCATCATCATTTTGTATCATCTTCAAGCCTAGATAGGAATGAATTGTTTTACCGCCCAATGCTGAGGAAGCTTTACCAGTGCTGGCTGTTACTGCAATCTTAATATCTTTTGTTTGTGCATATTTAATCAATGCTCTAATTAGTGTTGTTTTACCGCTACCACTTCTAGCATCTAAAACTGCATACCTCTCTTTTGTATTATATTTTTCCAAAACATCTTTAAATATAAAAGATTGGTCTGGGGTTAGAACATTTTTTGTGTTAGCTAAATCAACTTTATCTAGCTTGTCAAAATGCTCTACATACTCACTTAGTTTTTTCATTACCTCTCCTTAAAATAAAAAGCTTGTATCTATTAAATCTCGCACTTCTGGGGTATTTAATAAAGTACCTAGTTCTTCATATACAAAAATAAAATCACTTGTTTCAACTCTCTTATTTATGTCTTGACTCCATGTGCTGTCTGCTGTATAGAAAAGCTTAATACCACTCTTGCTTATAACAAATATGTGATATTTAAAATCCTCACTATTATTATTACTACCTACACCATAGGTAGCAATATTATCTTCAAGCACTATTTACCCCATCTACTTTTAACTGGCTCTTCACCATCAGTAGCTTCTTTTTTAGCACCACCAAAAGATGATTTATTTTGAGCTTCTTTCTCAGTAACTTTAAACTCTTTCATTGAGCCTAACCATTTGTCAAGTTTAGTTTTAGTAGTTCCAGCTTCTTCCCCAGAAAATAATCCAGTAGCATCATCAAAAAAGTGTTCAATTTTACTAAACTCTTTACTATCAGTACCAGAAATTTCTCTGTGCATCTGTACACAAACACCAACAACTTTACCAATCATCTCTGGAAAGCCTTGACCATTATCCTTAACCATCTCTTTTTCTTCTTTATCCCAACGCTCAAACTCAACATCTTCTGGTTCACAATCAAAAATCTCTTTACCTAAAGCAATCTCAAACAACGTGTTAGCAATAGAAAGACCAAAGTGTTGCTTCTTAACTGTCTTTCCTTTATACGTTGATTCAAAGTAAGTGTTACCATCTCTACCCATGATAGTGAAATAAGTTTTAGCAGTTTCACCGTCTTCTGTTTTAATACCAACAACTAAACTCATTGATTTTGACTTTTCATCTTGAGATTCAGCTAGTCTACATTCTGTAATCTCAGCCTTGTAAGCGTTTGTTTTTTGAATACCATCATTCTCGTAATCCAGTTCTGCCGCTACTTCTACATTTGCTTCTTGTTTAATCCATGCCATAATTATTTACCACCTTTATCTTGTTTAATTAAATCTCTCTTAGCTTCTACAGCCAACTTTTGAATCTCATTGATATACTTACGCTTACGTGCATTTGAAGCCTTAGTTGTTTTACCAGCCGCATCTTCATCTGTTAAATATGTTACTTTTAGCATTAATTCTTGATAGTGTTCCATTTGTTATCCTTTTAATTTAATATTTTCGGCTTTAATGTCAGATTGAATATCCTCAATCTCTTTTTCAGCACCAGCAATTCCTAAAATACCTAACGCTCCGTATCTCCTTAAATATGAAATAATACTTCCTACCCACTGGATTTCAGTCATACCTTTTGGTATATCTCCTAAGGGGTAAGCTATTTCAGTAGACATCCACTCAGCTTTGTGCATAAGTAAACTATCTACAACAACAAACGGCATACCATCTCTAACATCTAGTTTTGAGCCTTGTGTAAACACTACCCCATTTTTACCTAGAATTGGTCGCAACTCATTTAAAATATTTGCTAATGTTAAATAACTATAGTTATAACCAGCTTTATCTTGATTAAGAACTGGAAACTCCGATTGTGCTTGTGCTAATGCTGTGATTAGTTCTCCACTTTGTATACTTAAATTCACTTTTTTCTCCTTTTATATTGTTCTAATAGCCGATTTTATACAAGCCATCAACTCATTCATCTTAATACCATCTCGCTTATCATTCTCCTTTATTAAATAATTTGCAACATCATCTTGATTAAGACCATCTTTTAATAACATACAAGCTACCTTAAAAATAGTATGATTTCTGTTGCCAGCATGAAACTCATTATCAAGTACAGTTTCCGCACCTTTTAATTTTGACTCAACACCATTCTCCCCACTAGATTGTTCTAGTTGAAAACCATTCTTATTTTCCCATCTCTCTGTAAGCTCGTTAAAGCAAAAAATATCATCACTAATACCAGAGGGTAGGTTAACGTCTGTTTTGTCCTCTACGTTCATGCTAGGCATCTTAAAACATGATACTTTAATCGGTATCCCATTGTTATATATTACTTCTGCATTGTCTGGTGATGAGAAATAAAATCTACTTCTGTTTCTGCATGATGTATCAACAAAAGGGTAGGTACTCATAATATTATTTACAAATACTTCTCTTAAATTAGCATCATGTATTGTTGTTTCCAACTTTAGAAAGATTCTGTATCTATCGCATACAATACCATTTTTCTCTTTTTGATGTGACTTAGTTGTAATGATGAAATACTCATATTTATTGAATATATCTTTAGCATTTTGAACTGTCGCACCATCATCAATATCTAATATTAAAACATCTTCATGCCCATCATAGTTATCATCTAGCCTATAATTGTCTACAAATTTACAAGCACTATAAGCATAACCAGCCATTACCATTTCAGGAATATCACTAAATTCTAAATCCTTGTAATGGATAAAGTCGCTAGGGTTCTTAGCCTTATTGTGGTCTGCTACTGTGAAATACATTATCCAAAACTTAGTTTTCTAAGTGGTTTCTTATCATGACCTAGACCATTGTAATCCTTGAACTTAGATAATTTAACTATCTTATGCTCAACCCTATCATAGTCTGTCACAATCCCATAACCTACTTTTTCTTCAAAGATTCTATTCTTATCACAATGGATATGTCGCTTAGTAGATTCTTCTTCACCATCTAGCTTTTGAATAAATAAAGCTAAATCACAACGATACTTTAATTGAGTACCGCCTTTAAACTCATACACTTCATTAACACTATCTGATTTAGATATCTGTGCGATAAGAATGAATAACACACCTAGTTCACGTTTTAGTGTTTCTAACATATCAGATAACATTTCCATCTTCTGATATTCAGCTTCACCAACAAATACATTCATATAGCTATCGATAACAAAAACCTTAGTTCCATTACTAGCCATGATTTGAATAGTTGTTTCTAACTCGGCTATCTCTCTTGAATAAAAATCAATAGTCAATAAATCAGCGTGTTCACTATTCAAAATATGTTTGAGCTTGTTTTTCTCACTAGGACTAATCTCGTTATATAACTGCTTATCACCCATCTCTAATGAAATAAAGTGAGTTGGAAGTTCTTGTTTAATCATGCTTGAGATAATCATAAATGCTAGTGAAGTCTTACCAACACCACTATCAGCACCTAAAACAATCAAAGCATTGTCTGTAACGCCTTGACCATTTAGGAACTCATCATCAATAACTGATATACCTAGTTTATACTTGGTAATAATTACTTGACCAGCATCATCAACTTCAAGTGTATTTTCCATACGCTCCATATACTCAGATAATGTTTCGTGCATACCAACTCTGCCAGTTCTAATTTCCTCATAGTGCTTATTGATACTAGCCAGTAATGATTTCTTTTGCTTGATTAACTTATCTGTTTCTCTAAGATAGTCATTATCCATACCCATAACATTACCAACTGTTAATCGCTGGCTGATAATATCCATGAGGCTTTTAAACTCACCTAGATTCTCTTTTAATGTACTCATGAATATTTCCCCTCTAATATTTTTACATAGTTGTTTGAGTTAGCTATCAACCAATCAAAATCAACTTTCCAATTATTTTTATTCCTGCCAGTTAAAAAAGGAGTTTCTGAAATTACTTCGATAACTTGATTTAAATTATCTAAGAATTTACTATCATCTTTCAATCTAGCTTTTAACTTATCTTGTCTAGGCTTAGTAATTTTAAGCATAGTTTGTAACCCTAATGTTTTAGCAATATCATTCCAATCATCTAATAATTTATCATAGTTGGTTTTTTGAGTTGCCATAGTATAGTCAGTCTTTGTTATAAGGTTAGTATTATTAATTGTCTCGCTACTTTTGGGTGATACACCTTTTGGGCGGTCAGGTAAATCGCTACTTTTGGGTGATACATCATGAACTATATAATCATAACCGCCATTTGGAACACCATTAACCACTCTCCTAGTGCGTGTAACAATGTTTTGGTCTAATAACTCTTTCCAGCTTTTAGCTAAACTTTTCTCTGATGTGTTTAGTAGCTTACAGATAACACCATTATGATATTCCCAATCTTTTGGAGTAGAATACATATACACAGCTAGCTTAAAAGCCCTATCTGATAATTCTATTCCTAACAAAGCATTTGGAATTATGGTGAAATTGTCTTTTATATTGACATTACAAGCCATTTCTTGTTCTTTCAGTGTATAGTTAATTTAGGGGAGTGTGTAAGGATGCACCACCAAGCTTACAACTCGTTAAACCCTATGTCCAACACCAACAAATAAATGCTAGTGTTGAGTTAGTAAGCCCAGTGGTGCTGGACATAAAGTTCGTTAATATTATAGCATAAAACCCACAGAAATCAATCTGTAAGTTCTTTAAATGTTGTTTCAATTCCAAACCCATCACTTAAAAAGCTGTACTTGTTTTCACAAAATATCAACTCTAAAAACTCAGGATTATCTAAAGCCATTTTAGTTTTGTTAGCCATAAGAGTAATTAAACGCTTACCCTCAGCTATGTCAGCCTTACACTCTAGGATATTAATTCTAGGCTTAAGTGTCTTAGTAGCCTTAACGACACTAACAACTCTCAAAGTGTGCACTGGTCTGTCTGATAGTGAAAGCAAATAAGCATAGATGTTTAACTGTTGCGTGTAATCATCAATCTTTTTAGTTGACTTGCCAGCAGTTTTATAATCAATCATCACTCCATTGTCATAAGCATCACATGTACCTTGCATGATAATATCATCCGTAATACTTGTTTTCATAAAGTGTTCAATCAGTTCTGGTTTAGAGTGTTTGTTAAGATACTTTTCTTCCAACTCCTTACACATGGCTGGATATAATGCTAATACCTCAGTCTTATCTACACATTCAGGAGCTAGTTCTAAAATCTCATGCGGATTAAATGGCTCTAAAGTGTAATAAGTTTCTGCAAATTTATGCACAACTGTTCCTAAATACGTGTTTGTGTTACCCTCAAACTTATCCTCACCTAGAATATGGGTTTTATACCAAATATTAGGTGTTTCAAAAAATGAACGTACACTTGATGGTCTTAATTCTGTCATTATTTACCCTTTACTTTTTTTGTAATGTCTTTCATCTTCTCATTTATCATTTGTTCGTAACTCATAATTAATCCTTTATTTTATCTTGCTCTTCTAGTATTTTTAATACATCTTTAATTTGCTTGATTTCATTGCTGCCATACCCTAGCATGAATTCATTACACTCTTTAACGTCTTGTCCTATCTGTTCAAAAAGGGTAGGTTCTTTTTCTTTTTTTCGCATCATATCTTCTTTGACTTTCATAACTAATCCTTATAATTTTTAATCTTTTCTCTTATCTCTAGCATCTTGTTTTCACTCATGCCAACACCATCTTTTATAACTTTTTTTAATCTCTCAAAATCAGGAGGGTTCAAATCAAGTTTTAGTCTAATTGCCCGTTCCGAGTGTAACTTATTCACCTCTCCAAACTCGTAACACTCTCGTAACACCTCACTAGCTAAATCGTTAATAGAAGTAGTTGTATGCTCGTAACGTGTGGTCGTAACACTCGTATCTGTAACACTCGTAACACTTTCTTTCTTAGCTAGTAACACTACCATTTTAATTTGTGCAAATAGGAGTAAAAATATCATTATTCCCTCAACAATTATAATTAAAACTTGAATTTCCGTTGTAGATTTCACCTCTTTTTTATTAGATTTTTCGCTCAATGCTTCTAAAGTTTTGAGTGTCTTTTGTATCGTTATTGGATAAGCTTTACCCTTAATATTATCAAGTACGCTTACAACTGTTTGCATCTGATTATCAATCTTTTTGTTCTCACTTATAGCCATGATTAAATCTATATTTGGTGCGGATATTTGAAATATAATAGTGCCAACAACTACAGAAGTAGCTAGAGGTGCTAGTATTTTATAACCTTGATACCAAAATAATAACGCTACTGATTCAACCATAATAGAACTTAACCATCCGTTCCATGTTGAGCTAGTTACTTTCTCCCAAAATGGTATGGAGTGAGATTGCATGATAATCATAGAGCCTATAATAACAAACCATGCTATATACTTCATTCTAATAGCTCATGGTTTTCGTATATGTTGCCGATTACTTTATATTCATCATCTAATACTCCAAATCCGACAATGCAATAACCATCTTTTGTGTTAACGTTATAGTCAGCTCCATCATTATCCCATTGAATAGCACCTCTAACTGGAGAAACTAAATCATCTCGCCTTACTACAACTATATCACCCTCATAAATTTCAACACCATTTTTATCTTTTAAGCCAGTGTATTGCCCTACGGTATTAGGCATTATATATGTTCTTTTCATTATGTTAAACCATCCACCATTTCCAAAAGATGATTCAACTAACCATGTTTTAGTATGCTGTTTAGGCTTGTGCTTAAGGAATATATTAGTAATAACTAAGCTTCCATAATGAAATTTACCATCTTTACCCATACCTCTAAATTTAATCTCTCTCATTTCAATCCACCTTTTTCATAGTCGCCATTCTATCCATCTTCTTATATCTTAAAGCGTGATATGTTTCTGTGTGTTCATCTCTGGCTCTATGGTATTTATAGTAACACCCATCACACAATGTTTTAGAGATGCTATGTTTTGTTATAAAGCATCCACATTTACATAATTTCATCTTATCCCCTTATATAATTTTTAAATCTCTTACTTTATCTAAAGTATAGTCAGTCGTATCATCACTTAACCTATCATATTCGACTACCTCAGCCCTAAATGTAATCACTTTCCCTATTGCATCCTCTAGCTTGCTTGTGTACTTAATCCATACATGAGCATCATTAGTCGTGCCAGTTACAGTTGATACATCAGTAAGTAATATGTTGAGCTTGAATTTATCTAAACTCTTTACTTTTGCACTAAAGTATCTCACCTCACCACAATATTTACCTAATTCACGTTTCAAAATTACCCCTTTTTTATTAAATTTTAAAGCCATATAGACTTAATAAAGCCCTATAATTAGGACTCTATAAGCTTATTTTGTTTGTTCTGTTTAAGCACTATTCTAAGTAATTTAGCCATATATTTATCATAGAGCATTATAAAAAATCTCCAGTTAAAATATCTTTTATGTAGTTTATTAAATATAATTTAGATGGTTTATAGCTCGGTTCATAATTTATATTTACTCCCATATCTAAGCCATAGTTTACAATATCAACAACTTTTACGCTCTTGAGCATATTCTCATATGTTTTATTACCCTTGATTGAGTTACCATTAATACGTGTATTTACTAATTGTTCTATCTTCTCATAAGTTTTCATATTAAGCTACCCACTCATAAATTTCATTATACACAACATTATTACCATCATATCCAAGTCTAAATTCTTGACCATCATACTCTGCATATTTTAGTATTTCATCTACTGCTTCGGCAATATTCCAAAACATTATATTGGCTTTTGTTTGAGATTTAAAGCGTCTTTTAGCTTTCATATATCCCATTCTAAGCAAGTGTAATGCACTCTCAAAATATTCAACATAGAGCTTGTAATCTATTTTATCGTCCATACCTTTAATCTCTTGAGTGGCTGTTCTTTTAGCAATTTTAATCATCTCTTTAAAATCATAATCTTGCTCATGTTCTCTAGTGTTAGGCACTTTAACTCTCATTGGTACACCTCTATTATACATAACCGCCATGTTTGCGATATCTGATGCTAGGTTTTCAATTGGTGAATACATAGAGCCTCTATTATCACGTCTAAGGTCATTAAATTCCCCTCTAATATACCAAACACCACCTAGTGCTTCTAATTCATCTCCTATACTACCAATAGAACTAATTCCATTTTGGTGCTCTAAAATATCGTGAGCTATTAATAAACCCTCTCCAGCCGCCATTGGATAACTAATCATTGGCATACCTACAACATTTAGCCCTAGCATACCCTCAGAATCTTCACCATATTTTAAAGTAACGTATCTCATTTTTATACCCTTTTAAATTAAATTTTCAGCCTATAATAGACCTATTAGAACCCTATGAATAAGGCTCTATAGATTTATATTGATAATGTAATATTATATTTCTTAGCTATTCTTTCTTTTTCATCTGTAATCGTGCCAGTTTCATTATTAAGTATTAGAACTAATATAGTGATAGTTCCCAGTAGAATTAGTATGTAATCTCTCATTTTATACCCTTTATAATAATATATTGCCAGTAGCAAGAAAGTGGTTAAATAGTATCTCACTTAGCCAGTAAGCATCTAAATACATTCCGTTAGATAATTTGTAAGCTATCATTTCGTAAATGTTCATTTTGTACCCTTTTTTATTAAATTTAATATACCCCTAAAGATACATTATGATTTAATACCCTCACTTAAGAGGCTAAATTCTTTCAAGTATTTTAGTTGTACTATTTCTAGCAAATGGTAACTCTAGCTCTTTAATAAATTTAGTATTTTTGCCCGTATTTCCATTTATTTGATAATCGAAATACTTCCCTATTTTCTTTATTTGAAGTAGATTATTGTTTGAAATAATAAAGTATTTTGTTTCTTTTTCGCCTTGTAATACTGCTCTTATTATTGTATTGTTTGAATATGTACTATTATCAAATTCATACACTCTAAAAATATCATTTAGGACTTTTAACATAATATTATCATCTTGTAAATTTTCAAGCTCTATTTCTTTTTTAATATCTTCATATTTCATTTTTTACCCTTTTTTATTAGTTTAGTTACCTTGCTAACAAGATACCATGAACTAATAATTCATAAGTGTTTTAACGGCTTCTTAAACCTAGTTATCTTTATAGTGAGATAATCAACTGCTTTAGTGAGGTAGCCTCTCATTGTGTTGGTTGCTAGTAAGTTGATGTTCTAACTTTCTAACTGTTAAAGTATAGCTATAGTTAACTTAGAATTTGCTTAAGTGTTGTATGAATATTGTGTTATTGTTTGAATTCTTTTTAGTAGTATATTGTTTTGTTGTTTGAGCTTTTTGATAATTGTTTGTTTTAGTAGTGTATTGTTTTGTTGTTTGAAGTTTGATTTACACTATAGTATATATATAGGGTTTTTGGGGGTTGATTTTGTTGGGTAGATACTAAATATAAATTACACACTAAACACACACATAATAGGCCATTAAACACACATAACATACACTAAGCATCACATTACACACATATAACATTAATACCATACCCATTTAACCATTCAATACATTTAGAGGGCATGAACTTAGATAATAAATAAATAAATATAGTGTGGTGGTGGTGTGAAAAGTGAAATTAGGTATGGAAAAAAGTGTATTTGAGAGGGGATACGGGGGAAATAGGAATTGTGAAGTGTGCCAGAAGCCTATCTCCGAATATCCCATGCAAATCCAAACTACTTAAAATAATCTTAACTAAAATCTAAAACTAACAACGTGGAACACTCACATATGAAGTGTATTACACAACCTTCCTCTAGCTGAAACCACTACTCGAATATCTCACCCAATTTCAAACTACTTAAACAAGCCTTACAACAATACAAACAACATGATGCACTAACGTTCCACCTTATTAGAACTCAAAGCAATAACAGCATTATTAACCATCATTCTATTAGGAGAACTCTCTTCTGATTTAAAGGAGATATATTCTTTGGTATCAGTGTTAGTAAAAACATGAAGATACTTGGCTGAAAAATCAATGTTAATACTCTTGCAAACTATTTTGTTAGGAAAATCATCCATCTTATTCCCCTACTCTAAAAGTAATTATCATCTTATCGCCCATCTCATGAGGGATAAATGGTTGGTTATATCTGAAATCTACTAACTTAGTTATATCACCAATAGTTTGCCCATACTTAGTTTTGATAGCTGGTGCAACTATATTGGTAACAACATCATCTACATCTACTTTAACATTTTCATTTTCAAGTATATCAAATAGCATAGCTTGGAAAGCATAATATACATAGCCGTTCATGTGAGGAATAGTATCTAATTGATAGGTTATTTCATCTAAGTATTTCATTGTATTGTCCTGAGTTTTATTAGGGAGATGTGGCAGGAATGAGAGAAACCTACCACAATGAGAAAAAAGTGAGAGTACCCACGGAGGGCATTAACATTATAGCCTATAATTTACATTCTTTGTATGAATATTTGTAAATAGGTAAACCTTTAGCCAATTTCTTCTTTTCTTCTTTACAGTGGTAGTGTTTTAATAGTTCTATAGCCAACTCTCTAGCATCAGTATAGCTAGCAGTAAAATGCCCATTTATTCTTTTAAATTCATCATCTACCATATTGGCTATAAATAATGATTCAAACTCTAGGTACTTAATACCATTAGAACCAAATGAATTATATGCCTCAATGAATGGATACTTTAGGAATAGTTTTAATATAGGGTGTTTAACATCATAGCTGAACGCATCATCTCTATGGTGGTCGTGACCCTCTGGTAATTGAAATGGTCTGTTGTTACAACCAGAAAACAATGTAGCTGAAATTAGTATAGCGGATAGTAAGACTCTCATTTTTCATCCTTTTCTCTCTCTGCCTAAGTATAATCCTAGTAAGCTTAGTGTTTCCTTTGGCTTTCAATGTCGTTTGCCTTTCTAGCAACTATCCTAGCATCTCTTTCTAGTGCTGTTAGTAGATATTCCTTGTGTCTTGTTACAAATTTGTTAGGTAAGTGGTAATATTCATCTTGATTTTGGTTGTAATTATCATAATCTAGCAGTACATTCCTAGCATATCTCAACATCCAAGCAACTATATAGTCTGTATCGTGTTCGTGCCTATGAGGATTGTTGATGTGATAGCCATAGAGAGCGATTGCTGGTTTAGCCATAGAACAAATGCGGTAATACTGTGTGTGTTTGAGCATAACATCTCTTACATTATTGCTATTACCATCTAGGAATATATGCTTTAAAGCTTCTACAGTCTGCTTGTCTACAGTAGTTACTCTATAGAACATTGATTGCAATTCTTTTGAATTTGGTGGCTTATGTTTATAATAATCTTTTTTCATGCTATAATTGTAGCAAAATAAAAAGGTATCGTTATGGATAAGTTTCAATCACTAGAAGAAATTGCTGACTACCTAAAGAAAAACTATAACAATAAGATGGTGCTTGAAGATATGCCAGAGTTTGACAGAGTGAAGATGATTGGTGAGCAGACACTAGCTAATTTATTGCTTAGGAAACTTGGGGAGGATAATTAGATGCTTGGAGCTATAACGGCAGTATTAGGTATTGCTAGTACATTATATGCTAGTAAGGAAGCCAAAGATGCGGCAGAAGAGCAAGAACGTAAGGCGGCTAGAGCGGCAGAAGAAGCTAGAAAACAAAGAGAAGATATTAGAGTTGAAGAAGCTGGTGCTAAGTTTCAAGCTGGTGTACAAAGAGAAGATAGAACCCCAACATCTGCTAATGAATTTCTAAACCCACTAAGGATTACATAATGGCAAAAGAACTAGAACCAAAAGAGTTTTACAATAATGGTATTACTGATAGACAGCCATTTATTGATAGAGCTATTAGAAACGCTGAGTTAACCCTGCCATATTTAATTAGAGATAATGGTACTGGTACGGATGCTATGAAAGATAAGTACGGACAATCATTCGGTGGTAGAGCTGTTAATAGCTTGAAAGCTAAGATTGGTATGGCTTTATTCCCACCAGCAAGTTCATCATTTAGGCTAGACCCTACAGCAGAACAATTAGAAGCGGCTGGAATAGATATACAAGTAGCATCTGAGGAAGAAGTTGCAGAAGATGATGCTAGAGCCGCAATATACTCAACAATCAGTAGGGCTACTGGCAGTATTAATAAAGAGATTGATTCACAGTCTATTAGAGATACTATGTTTGAGGTTATTGCTCAAGAGTTAGTTGTTGGTAGTGTTATTGTAGAGAAAGTAAAAGGTGATGGTGTTCGTTATCACCCATTAGATTCTTTTGTTGTTAAGCTTGATAATCGTGGTAGAGCCTTATGTATGTGTATTGTTGAAACACTATATGAACTTCCAGTTGGATTTGAGTCTTTAGAAGATGATAAGACAGAAGAATATGAACTCTATACTATGATTAAAAAAGTTAATGGAGAAGAAAAATGGGAAGTAACACAGCAGATAGATGATTTCATATTGCCTAAAACTATTACCTACACTACTGATAAACTCCCTTTTAAGTATACTGGTTGGAATTATATGGTTGGTGATGCTTACCACAGACCTTATGTTGATGATTATTACGAGGACTTAAGACAGTTTAGTAGCTTATCACATTCAATTACTGATGGTTCTATTGCGGCGGCTAAAACATTAATCTTAGTTGATGAGAGAAATGGTAGAACTTTTGCTAAAGATATTGATGAATCTGATAACCTTGATGTTGTGATTGGTAAAGAGGATGATATTGGAGTCTTTCAATTAGGTAAAAACTATGATTTCCAATTCTCTATGGATACTAAGGCTGAGTTAAAACGTGATATTGCGGCGGCTTTCCTTATGAATGAGTCAGCAACCA